GTCAACCTCCTCCTTGGCTTTAACTCTATTCCTTTTCATAAATAATAGAAAGTTTATGAAAAGGGCATTTTCTTATGAGTGCAGCATCAGATAAATATGAGAAAGAAATAGCTGATACAATCAATGATATTCAAGGAATAAAGGCAAAACGTCCTCCTGGTGATACTGGATTGTCAGATGTATTGATAGAAAAATTTAATAATAAAACTACTAATGTGTGGTTAGAAGTAAAAATGAACCACACTGATAATCTATCAAACCCTAGAGTATTTTATGATAAAGGAGAATGGAAAACAACATATAAAACACCTGCCGCAAAAGCAGCAGTTGATATTCTAAATAGTTCTCCGCAAGCAAATAAGTTCATAGAGAATATATCAAAGTTCTCTGGTATACCTAAGAAGGTAATAAAGATACCAACGTCAAAGGGTGGATTAAAAGAAGAAGGTGCTGTACCTCTACATATAATGAAGCAATACTTCGATCAACCTGGTATCAATAGATACATTGCAAATCAGGAAAATTATGATCTAGGAAAGCTTGTTACAGAACACTATACAATCGGTAAAAAGCAACCCGCACATTATATGCAAGCAGGTGATGACTTTTATATGATTTCAAAAACTAATCCGCTTAGATTGCACAAAGACATTCCTGTTTTAGAAGGTATAGGTGATTTTAAAGTTAGAGTATCAACCCGTTCAGAGTTTTACGAAGTGCAGGCAGAAATAAAAATTACAAAAATGCCTGTTAGTAAATATTCGATTAAACCCGGAACAAAAAAGAAGAACCCATTCCTATTATGAGAACATTCTTAGCACACTTATTCGAAGCATTAGAAGTCAAGCAACTCAAGCATCTTACACACGTTGAAGATCATCCAATCAACGCAGGTAAAGAAGGATTTGAGCACGCAAAGAGAACACTTAGTGCTGTTCATGCACACATGACTGGCGAAGGCGATACACAAGGCGTAAAGATAACTGAAAAGTTTGACGGTGCGCCTTCAATCGTTTTTGGTCGTCATCCGCAGACAGGTAAGTTCTTCGTTGCATCAAAGTCAGCGTTTAATAAAAATCCAAAGATCAATTATAGCGAAGAAGACATTGACCGCAACCACGGACATGCGCCGGGCCTTGTTGAGAAACTAAAGGCAGCGTTAAAGCACCTACCGAAGGTAACACCTAAGCACGGCGTTTACCAGGGTGATATGATGTTCACAAAACCTGATGTACAAACGGCAGGTGGCGCTCATCACTTCACTCCCAACACCGTTACGCATACTGTTGATGCAAATAGTGACGAAGGTCGTGCCGTAAAGCGTGCTCAAATGGGCATAGTAGTTCATACAAAGTATGAAGAACATGATGAGCATCCTGGTTTAGAAAATATGAGTGCAGGATTTGATGTTGACCATCAAGCATTCAAACATCATGGCGATGTCCATATGATTAATCCTAATGTTGACTTTCAAGGGACATATACTCCTACACAGCGTAAGATGTTTGTCATGCACATGCGTAAGGCGCAAGCACACCATGACGCTATTGGAACTCGTGGATATAAGGCTATGCAAGGCCATGACGTTCATATGAATACTTACATCAATAGCACTGTTAGAAATGGAACAAAACCTTCTGTGCAAGGTTATCAAGCGTATCTAAGAGAACGTCAAGCGAAAGAAGTCGCTAGCGTTAAAACAGACAAAGCGAAGCAAGTAAAACATCAACATCATCAAGGTTTGATAGATAATGTTGAAAAGAATAAAGACGTATTTGAGAATGCATTTAACATGCACCATCACTTGCAACAAGCAAAGAATCAACTGATCAGTGCTCTTGAAACACATAAGCGTGGATCAATGTCATATAGTATTACAGGTAATCCGTCAAGACCAGAAGGTTTTGTTGCTATTGTAAAGAACAAACAGGGGGAGTCACTTCCCAGTAAACTTGTATCAAGAGAACCTGGCGGATTTGCTGCAGCAAATCTACAAGGCATGGGCAAATTCCAGAAGGCAGCAAAATGATTTCATTTTTAAGATATTTGATAGAAGCAAAATCAAAGAAGCATCTTGTCATTTCATTTGTGAGAATGAACCCGCCACACGAAGGTCACGGCGAAGTAATCTCTGCAGGACAGGCAGAGGCAAAGCGTGTAGGTGGTACCCACAAGGTTATTCTTTCACACTCACAAGATCCTGAAAAGAATCCGCTGACACCTGCACAGAAACTAAAGCACGCTCGTCGTGGTTGGCCTGGTGTACACTTCGAAACATCATCAAAGGAAGCACCATCACTGCTACATCACCTCGCTAAAGCACACGCAGAAGGACACGATGAAGTAACTATCGTTGGTGGTTCTGACCGTGATGCAATGTCTGATATGGCAAAGAAGTATAATGGCGTTGAAGGTAAGCACGGATATTATAAGTTTAAGAAGATCAACTTCGTGCAAGCAGGTGAAGAACGTGCAGAAGGTGCTGCAGGTAAAGCAAGTTATTCTGCATCAAGAATGCGTAACGCCGTAAAGACAGGTGACCGTAAAGGATTTAGACAGATGGCGCCTTCAGGTATGTCTGATGAGCATAAAGACGAAATGTATGATGACGTTGAAAAGGGAATGAAGAAGTGATTCCGTTTAGCACATATTTAACAGAACAAAATTCTATTCATTATTTTGACGTTGATAAGACGTTGATGGATACGGGTGATACTATGGTTCATGTTAAAGATGAGAACGGCAAACACGTTGAGAGTTTGAACCCACAGCAGTTCAATCATCACAAGTTAAAAGCGGGTCACAGTTACGACTTCAGCGAGTTTCGTTCATCAAAGAAGTTTGCACAGAACGCTCGTCCTATCAAGAAACTATTGAACAAGATGAAAGCTATTCATAAGAATGGCGGTAAGACAGAGATTCTAACAGCACGTTCCGACTTTGATGACAAAGATGCATTTGCAAATGCGTGGAAGCGACATGGCGTAGATATTAATAAGGTTCATGTTCGCCGTGCAGGTAACATAAATCTTCCTACACACAAAGCAAAAGCAAAAGTCATTTCAGACGCTATCAAAAAGCACGGACACAAAGAAGTACACCTATATGATGATCATAAGCCTAACATTGATGCAATGTTGGCATTGAAAAAGGAACATCCAGATGTAACATTTCACGGTCACCATGTAGAACATGATGACGAGGGTAATGTAAAAATAACTCATTATAGGGCATAATAACATGGCACAGTTTAGAAAAGACACTCACAAGTATCTTGGTGATGGAACAACCATCTTCGAAGTGATGATGCTCGCAGATCAGTATGGTAATTTGGTTGGTCCCGCAAATCCCTCAGGAATGGCGGTAGACGCATTTGGACGTTCAAGAGTTTCTCAACCATTAACGCTTTTTGATTCTTCACACAGATATAAAGACAATGGTCTGTGGTCAACATCTAATTCTTCTGGCGGCACTTATGATTTTAACGCTAACGCAGGCCTGATTGATTTGACTCTTGATACTACATCAGGTGCAGAAATTGTTAGAGAAACAACCAAAGTGTTCTCATATCAACCAGGCAAATCACTGCAAGTTTTAAACACAGTTGTAATGTCTCCTCTAAAGGCAAATCTCAGACAGCGTGTTGGTTACTTCGGCGCAAACAATGGGGTTTATTTAGAAGCGAACGGTACAAGCATTGCATGGGTTGAACGTTCATATTCTAATGGTTCAGTAGTTGAAACAAGAGCAGAACAAGCAGATTGGAATGTTGATACACTATTAGGTGCAGTTCCTTCTAGCCCTTCTCAGAAAACACTTGATATGTCAAAAGCGCAGATTGTATTTCATGACGTTGAGTGGTTAGGATTGGGTAGTGTTCGTTGTGGGTTTGTCATTGATGGTAGATTAATTCATTGTCACTCATTCCATCATGCAAACTACATCACATCAACTTACATGACAACTGCTTCACTACCAGTGCGTTATGAAATTAAAAATACTGCAGCGACTGCAAACAACTCAACAATGAAACAAGTTTGTACTTCCGTTATGTCTGAAGGTGGATATGAACTTCGTGGTAAGCAGCAGGCGATTGGAACACCCGTAGGCACCGGATATTCATGTGCTACAGCAAACACGATGTATCCCATCGTTTCTGTTAGACTTAAATCAACAGCGTTAGATGCTATTGTTATTCCAACTGCAGCGTCTTTTTTAGGTAAAGGTAACGGTGTTGATTTTAAGTGGAGTATCATTTCTGGCGGTACTGTATCAAATACAGAGGCATGGACATCTGCGGGAACAGACTCCGCTATTGAATATACGCTAACCGCAAACGCTATATCGGGTGGTAGAGTTTGTGCCACAGGATACTTTAACTCATCAACACAATCTTCACCAACTATTGACATTCTAAAACAAGCTCTGTTCCAATTCCAATTAGAGCGTAATGGATTGACAGGAACACCTGAACCATTCACGCTGGCTGTTCAAACAGGAACCAACTCATCAAACTGTTATGCTTCTATTGATTGGGAAGAAATTTCGAGATAATCTTTGTTATGCAGTAAACGCATAGACATTCTCCATACATAATTATGTTGCAGAGCAACATACAAATCAATGGAGAAAATAATGTATAACGATTTAGAAACACCTTTACTAAGGTTGTATAGAACTGAGTATAATGCAGACTATGTTCGCTTGAAGAAGCAAGGTCATAACATAACTGATTCTGATGTTAGAAAGATTTTGAACTATCCTGTTGAAAATCGCAAGAAGAAGTTCCTCGGATTGTTCTGATTTAAGCGATCAAATTGCATAAATAAATGTATCTGATCAGGGTACGCCAATCTCAGATCAGGTTCTGGTAGTTTTAGCTACGGTAGGAACCTGCAACATATGTTCGGTAAGTCTAAGGAAAACCCGATGGAAAAAGATGATAAAAAGAAAAAACTATCTAAACCTAAGTCAACCTCCTCTGTTATTAACACCAACCCTCAGCTCCCTGGTGTAAATGAAGAAGGTTCCACCGTAGCTAAAGATCCTATAGTAGAGAAAGTGCTATCACTCACACAACGCCGTGAGCGAGCACTTGCTATGCGTAAGAATAAAGTAAAGATTGAACGTGCTAAAGAACTAGCAAAGACACGTTTTGCTCCGGACACTCGTTTAAAGAAGCGAGCACAAGAGATGGCTCGTAATATTGTTCGCCGTAAATTTGCTGGCGAGCGTGGTGCTGAATATGCAACCTTATCTCCATCAGATAAGATGAATGTTGATCGCTTGATCGACAAAAAGGTAGGTCTCATTAAGAAGATCGCCGAACGTTTATTCCCCCGTGTAAAGAAAGCAGAATCACAGCGTCTTGCATCTATTCAGACAGGCAAGGCAGCAGTTAAGGGCGGTGCATTAGGTAAGTCACCGCTTATGCAATCTGTTGATATTTCTTTACAGCGTAAGGCAGAAAAATCAGGCATTCCCCTAGAAATCATTTCAGAAGTATTTAATCGTGGTGTATCATCATGGACACCAGATATGCTTCACACTGCAGAGCAGCATGCATTCCATCGTGTTAATTCATACATTGCTGGCGGTAAGGCCCGTGATATGGATTCCGATTTGATTGAGGCAGAAGTATGGGATAAACCACATCCTGTACAGAAGGCAGGTAAGTCATCTAAGTTGTCACCTGCAGCAAAGGCAAAGGCAAAGGCTCGTGCCAAGGCAGCAGGTCGTCCATATCCTAACATGGTCGATAACATATGGGCAGCACGTAATGAAGAAATGACCAACGAAGGCATCATTGGCGATGCTGTAAAAGGTGCGATTGCTCAGACTCTAACAAAGCAAGGTGGCACCATTGGCGATTCTATTGCTAAAAAACTTTTAAAGAAAAAGAAAACAAACGAAGAAACAGCAATTGAGACAAAGCCAAAGTTAAAGGATAAGACAGTAAAGCGTGAAATCGCTAGCATTCCACAAAAGACAATGGATCCTATGTCAGAATCACGCAAGGAAATGATCAAAAAAATAAAGAAGGTGTTGAAATGATTACCTTTAAGCAATTTACAGTCAGTGAAGCAAAAGACCCTAAAGAGTATGGTTATGAAGGTGATATGGCTATTAGTCAGCTAAAATCAATCATTATAAATGCTCAGGGTTTAATGGCAATGCTAAAGCCAGAAACAGATTTGCCAGAATGGGTACAGTCAAAGATAACTCTCGCTGAAGATTATATTTCAACAGCACATAATTATATGAAGAGTGAAAAAGAATGATTACGTTCGGTCAGTTCATTGCAGAATCAGCAGCATGGCAGCGCAAAGAGGGCAAGAATCCTGAAGGCGGTTTGAACCGTAAGGGTATCGAGTCTTATCGTCGTGAGAATCCAGGATCTAAACTACAGATGGCAGTCACAACCCCACCATCAAAGTTGAAGCCCGGCTCAAAGGCAGCAAAGCGCCGTAAGTCATTTTGTGCTCGCATGAAAGGCAACCCAGGACCAATGAGAAAGAATGGTAAGCCTACACGTAAAGCTCTAGCGTTAAGAAAGTGGAATTGCTAACATGGAAGAATTAGTAGAAAAGATGAAGGTTGTTCTTGCAACCACGTTTTCATTTTATTTGAAGGCACACAATTTTCATTGGAACGTTGAAGGCCCATCATTCCTTCAGTATCATGAATTGTTTCAAAAGATATACGACGAGGCATTTGGTGCAGTAGATGCAATTGCAGAAGAGATCCGTACTCTTGATGCATACGCTCCTGGATCATATACTCGTTACTCACAGTTATCAGCAATCGCTGATGAGATTGCAGTTCCTGCAGCAATGCAAATGGTTTCAAAACTATATGATGACAATCAGAAGTGCATTGAAGTATTGACAGATGCATTTCAGGTTGCTGAAAGAGAAAAGATTGTAGGCCTTGCAAACTTCTTGCAGGATAGAATCGATATTCACAGCAAGCATTCATGGATGCTAAAAGCAACATTAAAGGTCTAATATGAACAAGTACACTACACTAGAGAGCACTATTCGTTCATTAGGCGCAAAGAGTGCAAGTCAAGCTCTTGAAAAGGATATGAATGATCAGGTTCACGCCGGTTCATATTCAAGCAAGCACTTTGAAGTTAGTCGTCCTGCACAGAAACTATTTGCATCACTACCCAAAAACGTTGATAGT